CTGACTTCTTAGGACGTCCGCCCTTCTTAACAGCAGCCACTACATCAGCTACATCAACCTTACCGTCTTCGTTAACGTCGGCAACCTTCTTAACACGAGCCTTGGTCTTCTTAACTTCAGCTACTACAACTTCTTCAACCTTGGCTTCTACTGCCTTAACTTCTTCGACTATTTCTTTTGCTACTTTAGTTTCTGTTTCAATAAAAGCTGCCAATTCTTCTTTATACTTCGCTACTACAACTTCTTCAATCTTAGCTTCTACTACCTTGACTTCCTCAACGATCTTAGCAACTTCTGCCTTAACTATAGGTGCAGCAGCCTCTTCAACCTTCTTTACTTCAGCAACAATTTCACTCTTTATTTCGGCCGCTGCTTCTGCCGGTGTTTCCTTCTTTACAAAAATCTTATAAACGGCGTATCCAACAATCGCTAGTACAGCCATTCCTACTATTACTGATTCCATTTACCTTCTCCTTTTTAGGCTGTTTTATTTAGTGATAAATATAGCAGTGGCAAAAAAAATCTTTCACAGGACTTAGAATAAATATCATTATGATAATAAACGTAACTGAATCAGCTAAAAATCATATAGTAAAAGTTCTAAAGGACATGGAAAAGCCATACTTAGTCTTTGGATTAAAGGGTGGTGGGTGTGCTGGCTTTGAATATTTTTGGGAACCCGCAGATCAAGAATTATATGATAAAAACGGAGATCCAAAACGAGACGAAGTCGTTGATCTCAACGAAGACAAAAAATTAATAATAGACTGTACTAGTTTGGTATATCTATTTGGTAGCACTATCGACTATAAAAGTGACTTTGTAAGTAGTAGTCTCGTAGTAATTAATCCAAATGCTAAATCAAGTTGTGGTTGCGGTACTAGCATTGCTGTATAATAGGATGGAGTTAAAATGGTTAAACAGATAATCGACGTTGGTATTACAGGAAATGATGCTACAGGTGATGCCATTAGAGATGCGTTTTCTAAGACAAATAGTAATTTTACAGAAATCTATGCAGCTCTAGGAAACTCCGGTGGACTAGCATTTACTGGACTAGTAGGAGCACCTAAACATCTAGTTCCAAACAATATACTAGTTACTAATCACAACGGAAATGCTCTATTACAAAAAGAACTAGTTGTTGAAGGCGAAGGATTGACTATTGATGCCGCTTCGGATCCTACAAAAATAACTTTTACAAACACTGGCGCTAGGATAGTAACTGATACAGCCCCAGCACTCGGAGGTGATCTAGACTCTAGGAGATTTATGATCTACAATCTCCCAGAGCCTGAGGATTATGCAACTAGACAACAACAGATTGGTGCAGCAGATCAAGGATCATTTGCTGTTTCTAAAAAGTTTGCCGATCAAAATTATGTACAACTATCAGGTTCAGCCTTAGTGACCGTTTCTGAACTAGTAGTTGGTCAGTTCTATATCATTGTTAGCTTAGGTACAACCACGAACGATCAATGGAACACTATCGCAGGCACAACCGGAGTAACTTATGATGTTGGTAGCACTTTTGTTGCTGCTAGTGTACATACTGATTTTGGAAATGGTACTGCTTATGATAGTATGAGTGGATATTTAACAGTACCGGCAGGAGCAACAGGTCCACAGGTACCTCAAAAACAAGAAGTAGTTGGGATAGGCGGAGATACGATGACTGGTCCGTTAATATTGTCGGGCGATCCAACAGCATCGAGTGGTCCATATGTCGCAGCAACTAAAAACTATGTTGACACAAATTCTGTCGCTAGCCAAGTAAATTTCTTTGTCAGCCTTAGCGGAAATGATTATCAACCAGATATTTCGGAAGAAAAGAAAGGCCGAGCATTAGCTTATGCTTTTAGATCACTAGCCAGGGCCTGTGCTGCTGCTGAAAAAATCCAAGCAGCTGCTGGTATTGAATTAGGTCCTTATCAGAAATTAATAACATACACTTCTGATCAAAAATATATACCGTCTACAATCGCGTCAATAACACAAGTTGGAATCACTAGTGAATATTATTTAGATATAACAAATAACGGTAACGGAACTATTCCACGCATCGGAACAAATTACGATATACGAGCAGGAATGTTGCTTTTAGGTAACACAAGTAATACGATAGCAGTTATAGATAACGTTGGAGACATTGACACTGGAACTTCTCTAGAAAGATATACTATACACTATCTCAATGACAAAACTTTTGTTTTAGGAGAAACATTAACTTATGGCGATCCTATTAAGAAACAGCAGATATCAATACATATAGAAAGCGGAGAATATTACGAGCAATATCCAATCCGTGTTCCAGAAAATGTATCAATCATCGGCGACGAATTACGTAGGACTATAATACGTCCCAAAAGCGGCGTCAGTGGTAGCAAATGGGCTAATTTATTTTTCAGAAGAGATATCACATTTGACGGTGCCGCACCTTTAACGCTTGTAAATCCTATTAAACTAGGCAGTTTAATTGTTGGATTAGAATATACTATAGCAAGTTTAGGCAGTACTTCGGATCTAGAATGGAACACTATCGCAGGAACAGAAGAGATAGTATATTCAGTAGGGGCTACATTCGTAGCTGCAACAACTGGAACTCTATCAGCTGGTGATACAGCTGGTACAGTATATTGCGTATATGGATACCATTATCTAACAGATCCAAGCAAGCCAATATATAGCAAGACTATCACAAATGCTGGCGGTTATAGTAATGCAGTTTCTTTACTAAGAGAAAATAAGGAATTTATAAAAGCAGAAACTGTTGGATATCTAAATGATCGATATCGAGATGTAATTTTATCATCTGATTCAACAAGCGATAGTTTTACTTGTGTGTCTAATACTAATATGAATGTAGGAATGCCTATAAGATTTTCCAAGCTAACATCTTATGTAGTATCATCTAATTCAACTACTGATCAGCTAACAGTTAAATCAACTAGCGGAATGAGCATTGGTCAAACTGTAAAATTTAGTGGTGAACTTATTGGCGGTGTCGATTCTGTTACTGAATATTTTATTTTAGGAGTTAATTCTGTAGCTAATACATTAGTTATTGGTACTGAATATCCAGGAGTATCAATTGCACTATCCAATGGCGCTGGTGCAATGGTAATCACTGTGCAGGATGCAGTTTTCGGCGGAGTTAATTCTGACACAACATATTATGTATTAAACAAAATCGGCGCAGATAAGTTTACTATATCTAATAGTATATCAGGATCTGTACCTGGAAACATAGTCCAACTTACAACATCTGCACTAGGCGATGCTGCAATGCAGACTAATTTTGATTATAATCAAACTACTTGTGCGAGAGATGTTGGACTAATAATAGACGCAATAGCATCAGATTTAATTGATGGTGAATATGTTAGGTCTCTTGAAGCAGCGATTTCCTATTATTCAAATGCTAGCGGATTGTTGGCTATCGGAGATCAACTGACTCAAACGGCAGCAGCTATAACATATGCAGGAGTATTAATAGGTAGAGTATTAAATGAAATTCCTCCTGTGGTTTCTTATCAGTACTATACAGCTGATCCAATAGTAATGATTACATCATCATTGATAAACGCAGAAGCGGCTTCAAAAACTGCTGCTGCTAGTTTAATACAATTGATGTTAGATGTTATCAAGAGTGATAGTTCTTTTAACTTTCCAAGAAAAAATGAAGACATGGATGTGTTCTTGTTAAACAACGCCAATGTAATGAGGATGTTTACAGCACAAGGACACGGCGGATTTATGGCTGTGTTAGATCCAGAAGGACAGATACTAACAAAATCTCCATTTATTGAGATATGCGCCAGTTTTACACGAAGTATCAACAGACAGATATTTGCAGGTGGTATGTTCGTTGACGGCTTCTCAGGAAACTTACCCTGTGTCATAACTGAACATACTAGCGATCAAGTTATAAAAGTATCTTCTGATGCATTTAAGATTAGGAAACCAAATGCGCCCTGTTCGTTTTATATAAACGGCATCACATTTTCAGTAGACTACATATCTAATTATAACAAAACAAATGGAACTCTAGTAATACATCTAAACAATAATACAAGAGATGTGTTCACTTATACAAACAAAGTTTCTAATACTGTACTAACAGTAGGTACGAGATTGGATATAGTTGGTGGTGGTAACAGATCTATGGTTACTACACACTTTACAAATATCAATGATCTTGGTTATGCTCTTGTAGCCACAAATAATGCGCTTATCGAAGCCGTTAGCATATTCACATATTACAGCTTTAGGGCGTTCTTCTCGCTTAATGGATCACAGATGAGGAGCCTAAACAGTTCCAATGCCTATGGTGTGTATGGCATAACAGCAGAAGGTTCGGATCCTACTGAAATTCCTTTCCCAGCTAACTTATATTATCCAATGACCCAAACTGCTCAAATCTACAGGCAAGGAGCTGTGTCTTCAAAGGGTGAAATAGGAGATATTATATTTTATATAACTGGCTACAAATATCTCCCAACAAATACATCCCTGTTAGAAATTGATCACTCCGGCATCATACTTGAATACGAAATACAGCTTGTTAGACAAACTGATACGCCAAATGTTGCACAGATAACATTAACAAGTAGCAGTAATTCTTCAGTGTCGGTAGGTACTAGTGCATCTGGATTAGGATACGCAGTTGCTGATGGGCAACCATTAATCATTAGACAGTTACAGAATTTTAGATTTAATAACGTCATAAACGTAAATCCTATTAGACCAAGTACTGCACTAGTGTTTGATAATGACGTTGATGTGTATAGGGTCCTTTCTTATTCATCAGTAGGATTGCCAGCTCAAGAGTCACTATTAACTACTAGCCTTTCATACAATTATATAAAGGTGTTAGCTTCGTTTAGTGCAGGAACAGTTGCAGGTTCTGGTCAAGTTGGTGACACACAGATACGTATACAAAATTCTCTACGAACTGATGAAATTAGTAGAATCATAGGAAAGACGTTTGCTTGGGGAACAAGTGTACATACCATTATAGGCTACGAGTCATATGCAGCTATCAACCAGTCTTATTCTAGGATAACAATTGATACTCCATTGACAAAGTCATTGTTGAATAATACTGGATATATCAAAATATATAGTGTCGAACGAAACAGCAGCGGATTAGTAACTATCGTAACAGATGGTAATCATGGTCTTAGTTCATTAAATTATGTAACTATAGCAAACACATCAGTCGTTGATACGATTAGAACTTATGTGCCAATCACAGTTATAAATGGAACTACATTTACTTTCCAAAGCACAGTGACTTCAGCTAGTGGCGTGCAACTTGCACCATTAAATTCAACTTGGAGTGTTGGCGGAATAAGTTATACCGGTGGCGTAAGTAATATCATACTTCGATCTGGAATGAATAATTTCCGTTCTCTCAAGATTGATTATGTTTCTCGTTCTAGTAACGTAGCTACTGTTATCACAGCATATCCACACAATTATAAAGATGGAATACTTGTTAATGTAAAAGGTGTATCGACCATTGATGATTCCAATCCGGGATTTAATGCTAACGGTGTTTCGATATCTGTCTTTAATGATTATCAATTCTCTTATGCTAACACCGGTGACAATGTTACATTAACGCCTGCATCAACTGGTGTTATACAAAAAGCCACAACGATAGTACCTTATTCTTTTAAAAGAGATAGTAATATAACTACAGTAGTTACAAGTGCTCCGCACGGATTAGTACAAGGCGATACTGTAAGCATCGTTGATAGTGACTATAATCTAACAATATACGGAATATATGGTGATATCGGTGACGAAGCACTCAATCATTCTATATCAATAATCCAAAGCTATAGTGATGGGGGCAGTAGTTATACAACCACTAACACTACTACTGGATTAGCTCCAGGAATGCCTATAAAATTTACAGGAACTGAACTATCATATGCTAACATAGATCTTAGGAACACATATTATATTAAAGAAATAGTTAATTCTACAAGGATTAGGATAAGTGAAACAAATATCACTACCGATTGGGCTGTACATACTCTAACTACCCAATCAAATATAAATGCAACTGCATTTGTTGGTTTTGGATTTGATGCGCTAAATGTGAACCTAATATCAAGCGATGGCGATACTCAGTTTACTTACGGAAATCAAAACAATAATCAATCTTTAGTTACTAGATCAGTATATCTACCAAACGGTATTGTTAAACCAATAGATCCTATCGTGGCTAGAATCACAGTTCTTATCTCTCTAACTCGTTGTACAGGTCACGACTTCTTGTTAATTGGTACTGGCGGATTTGCAGATACAAACTATCCAAACAATATATACGGAGCATCAAACAATAAAGCACAAACTGCGAATGAAATCACTGAAGTTGGAAATGGTAGGTGCTTTTATGTAAGCACAGATCAAAGCGGTAACTTTAAAGTAGGACCTTACTTCTCAGTTGATCAAGGCACTGGCGTAGTTAAATTTGCATCTAGTATCGTTCTGACTAATCTAGATGGATTAGGATTTAAACGAGGTGTTGCTATCTCTGCATTTAGTGCAGATGATACGATGCTCAACAATGCTATCGACGAAGTTCCGACACAGTCAGCAGTAGTTGGTTATCTTAATCGACGTTTAGGTATTACAGAAAGTGGTGGATTATTAACAACTGGTGGTAATATAGGTCCAGGATTCTTACCACTAGACGGCGGCGCTTCATTTGGTGGTACACTTGATATGGGTAGCCATAGGATCAGCAACTTGGCTGCTCCATCAGCTAACAGCGATGCTGCTACTAAGGGATTCGTAACTACTTCTATTTCCAATCTATTATCTACAACAGGTGGTACACTAACAGGAAATCTAAATCTAAACGGACATACTATTACTAACTTAGGTTCGCTAGATTTAGGCAATAATAAGATTACAAGCGTTGGAACTCCAACCCTATCAACAGATGCGGTTAATAAGTCATATGTCGATGCTGCTACCTTAAGCTTCAATTCATTAAGCAAATTAGTAGATACTAGTATACAAACTACAACTAGTTACCTAGCAACTGCGGCTGGCGCTGCAACAGGAAATGGTCCGTATATTGTACAATTTGTTATACCTACACAAACTACTGCTCCAACTTCAGGAATAGGATATACTGTATCTGGTAATACAAATACTAACTTTAACGGAACATTTGTTGCTACATCAACGACTACTACATCTATATCTCTAAGCTATGCATCAAATCCAGGAACATTTAGTACTGCTAGTGCGACTACCCTCTCATATGGTGGTGCAAGCAGTGGCGACGTGTTGATTTGGAATGGTACTTCTTGGGTAAATTCTACACAATCTGGAAACTTATCTAATACATTCTTGATCCTTCCAGTATCACAAGTTTCTAGATCTAATAACATAACAACTATCGTAACTGCATCAGCACACGGATTAATCACTGGTGATAAGGCAACCATAAGCGGCCTAGTTGTGAATAGTAATAGTAATCCTGGATTCTCAGGAACTTACTCAATAACTAGAGTTGATAATACTACCTTTACATACAGTAATACTGGAGCTTCGCTTAGTTCACTGACTGCGGTAACTGGAACGGCTACAGCTACATCTAGTGTTGGTAATCTAATACTGCTTTCAACAACTACAAACATATTAGCTAACTCACCTATATCATTTACAGGAAACGTTCTAGGTAATATCGTAGCTAATACTAAGTATTGGGTTAATACAGTAGTTTCTCAAACTGCTATACCTATATCACAGTATTCAAGATCGGGCTATACTGTCAGTATAAACACTGGCGCTCCAAATATCACATTACTTTCGTTCACTAGCAAGATCTTGCAAACTAGCGGACAATATTCTGGACAATATTGGGTTACATTCAGTATATCTACTCAGGTCACAGCACCTGCTACTGGTGTAAGTTATATTGTTTCAAATAACAATAATAACAATTATAACGCAACTGTTACTGCTGTAGCAAGTACTACTACAAGCTTAACATTTACTTACTTAACAGATCCTGGCACATACACCGGTGCTGCTTCTGGTCTTACTCCAAGGGCACAACAACCAATATCACATGGACTAGTAAGTGGTCAAGTTGTTACAGTAGCTATAGGCGGATCACCCGTTGATCAAGCTAGCGTTACTGTAACTGTAGTCAATGGAACCCAATTTACTTACACATCATTGATATCAGGTACTATAGCTGTAACAAATGCTGTTGGAACAGCTACTCCAAATCCGCAGATCACAATAAGTGCAACACTCGGCGGAACTGTATTAACACAAGTTACAGCTACAGGAAGTATGTCGTTTATTGCTTCGGTAGTTGGTTCAATGCAGACACTCAGCGGCACGATCAACAACGGTGTTATTACTAACAATATGATTAGCTCAATAGCAGCGATCGATCAAAGCAAACTAAACCTCAGCAGGGCAACAACTGGTCTTAATAATTCCGGTAGTCCCGTAACATTCGGCGTGGCTGCATTTAGTAGTAACTACTTTACTTCAACTAACGGATTCGTAGAAATAGCAAACAATGCTATACAGTTATCAAAACTATCAACTATGTCTACTGGGTATTTGCTAGGAAATATAAGTGGTAACAACAATAACGTCAGTACTGTATTAGTTGATACTGCTAATACTCCAAGCAGTGTTGTATTGAGAGATAATTCAGGTAACTTCAGTGCTGGAACTATAACTGCTACATCTTTTGTAGGTAACGTAACAGGTAACGTAACAGGTAACGTAACAGGAACTGTTACTGGATCAGTAGCGGCATCAAACTTAACTGGAACTACATTAGCTGGAAACGTAATATCATCTAGCTTAACAAATCTAGGAACACTAGTTAGCTTGACGATTAGTGGTAACATACTTCCAACTACTACTAGCACATCAAACCTAGGCAGTTCTAGCATATACTGGAGCAATGCTTATATCAACACACTCAATATAGGTACAACTATAGTTCCGAATGCTAATAATACATTAAACTTAGGTAGCAGCAGCTACGCTTGGAACACGATATATGGTAATGCAACTTCAGCTAACTATGCTGACTTAGCAGAAAACTATGAAGGTGATCAAGAGTACGAAATCGGCACTGTAGTAATGATAGGTGGTGACAAGGAAGTGACCCTAGCCAAGGGTTTTGGAACTACTAAGGTAGCAGGTGTTGTTTCTGAAAATCCAGCACATTTAATGAATGCACAATGCCCTGGAATAAAAATACCAGTAGCACTAACGGGTCGCGTACCTTGTAAGGTTGTTGGTAAGATTAGCAAAGGTGATTTATTAGTTGTTAGCATTATTCCTGGCGTGGCACAGGCTAGTGAGGATCCAAAAGCTGGCAGTATCATTGGAAAAGCATTAGCCAATTATGATTCTGATAGGATTGGAACAATTGAGGTGCTAGTTGGTAAGCACTGATTACTATAAATATTGTTGAGGAAATTGATAAATGGCTATTCAATATGTTAATATCGGAAATGTAGTAAACGACGGTACAGGCGATGACTTATTCACGGCCTTTTCAAAAGTAAATCAAAATTTCCAACAGATTGATTTTGCACAAGCACAAAATAATACAGCGTCTAATCTTGGATCAGGATTAGGACTCTATAAAGAAAAACTTGGGCCCGATCTAAGATTTAAGTCACTAAAGGTCGGAGCTGGCTTACAATTAGTAAACAATGACAACGATATAACGATACTTAATACATCCAATAATGTTGGTTCTATACACACCGATTCTGGTACATATTCTCCTAGTGCTCCAAGCAGTTTGGTAAATTTCCACGGTGGAACTAATATGAATGTCTCCCTAAGTGGAAATACCATAACATTTAATAGTACGTTTACTGTATTCGATGACAAAACTCCTAGACTAGGCGGCAATCTAGATCTCAACAGTCATAATATAACTGGAAGCGGTAATGTTACTTCAACTGGGTTTTATGGCCCACTAACAGGAAATGTTACAGGTAATGTTACTGGTAATGTTACTGGTAATGTTACTGGCCTAGTAAATGGATTGGATGTTTCTTTGCTAGATAAATCATTATCTGGTTTTGATTTTGGATCAATTGTACAAAAAGACATATCGCCTGAAACTAATTTCATTGGATGGCTTATAGCTAATATACAGATAGATTTGGGATCATTTGCTAACCCTATTACATCGTTTAGTTTAGGATCAACAGTTGACGGCGGAACAGTATGACCGAAAAGCCTATTTGGAGCGTCCAATCAAATACTATCCTAGCAACAATAAATGCAGGAGTAGCAGTTAATATACCATTGCCGGTTATTAACCCCCCTGTAGAAATAACTGCTCCATTTCCACCAAATGCTGTACCAGTAGAGATTTATGATTTTGCATCTTATCATAATGTTAAAACAACTACAGAACGCAGTGATAGATTTATAGGTAATGCAGTTGCGTTTGCTGATCTCAATGATTTTTGGGTCAAAAGCAACGGGCTTCCAACTACACAAATATCTTTATCGCCTTACACTCCGTACGAAGCAGTTGCTAAGAATTATGTTTTTAAGTTTCCTCGACAGAGAAATATACAAGAAGCTGCTACAAAGATCAAGACTTCTAATTTTATTGGCGTAGCGATTGATGGAGTTCCATTTAAAACTCCTAAATCTGGAAAGACACACAATTATAACAATAACATATTCACAGAAAACGACGTATTAAACCCTATAAATTTTCCAAAGACAGATGGTTCGGGATTAGTTGGTTCCGATGAGGCATTTTACTACAGCACAGATCCAAAGAGATTGTATACAAAAGATCCAAGATATCATAGCCCAATCATAGGTTATGCTTTTGATGGTTGGCCTATTTACGGACCTTATGGATTCGCCAACACTGACGGAACTGGCGGGATTAAAATAATGACGTCAAGCTATGCCTTTAAAACTGTTCCGAGATCAAACGGTAATATGCCCGATGGGACTTTTATAGAAGACTTTGAGTATATTGAAGGTAAAGGCACACTGGATCAATACAATGGAAGAGATTGTGTTACTCCAGAATACCCAAACGGAGTATATGCTTATTTTGTTACGGTAAATCCGGCAAATATAGACGAAGCCGTATACCCCTATATCGTAGGTCCCTATTACAAAAGCAAACCGTCAAGTGTTAACGGAAACTTTGTTTATCCTGGAGATATGTCCCTATCAATTATAAGTTACAAAGTTCCGCCAGGCTTGCGTATCAGCAATAACAATATTGTTGGTACGGCATATTCTGTAAAGACTGATAGTATATTTAAATTTGTGATCAGAGCAGAGAATAATTCCGGAGTAGCAGATAAAACACTCATCATTAATGTAAATGCACAAGAAGGTATATTATGGGAAACACCTTCGGGCGCATTACCTGTAGGCGACAATAAACTATTTCCAATCCCGGTACAATTTGATCCAAATCTAATTGGACCAAACTTGAGGATAACTAATCAAAATCTAACTGTTACAGCACTAAAAACAATGGTAACCGAAGGTAATGAACCAACTGCACTAGCAACATATAAAATAACTGACGGATTTAAAATCATGTTTAGTTTAGTTGCAGATCGTGTAGTAAGTGGAGAATATACTGCCGTTGGATTTTGTCCAACTAATGCAGATCTAACAACCTATCTAGGAAATCACGATTATAGTTTTGGGTTTTGGGACGACGGCTCAGCGATTGGAAATAGCGGAAATATCGTATACGATGCAGGAACATTTCCATCTATCATTAGCGGTGACCTAATTGACATTGCTATTGACCGACAGAACAATCTAATGTGGATGAGAATTAACGGCGGTAATTGGAATGGCGATTGGTTAGGTGACGACGGAATAACAGTACAAGATCCTGTAACAGCTTCAGGTGGTGTTGATATATCTTTCTTAAAGTCAAAAGAAGTACGTCCAGCAGTGTCTCCATATAACGACGGAACTACAGCTGGTCAGTTCTTGATAAAGCAATTACCTAACTATGTTATACCATACGGATTTAAATTTGTCGGAAATGAAATAGTTGGTGAAGTTTTCTATGTATTAGATAATGCTCTGATAGATTATCAATTGTCAGCAGTTGATCAAAATATAGCACTGTCACAAGATCTAACTTTTTACATACCGCCCAATGGCGGACATTTACCTGATGGTATTACACTAAGTCCAAAAGGATTGCTTTCTGGATTTACCAAACCTATCTTTTCGCTGGTAAAAAACAATCGCAACGGCAATTACGACGAAATGTTCTATGACTCAGCAGTATATGATTTTGGTATTCCTCCAAACAACGGCTTTGATAGCTTCTTATACGATTTAGAAGATTACGACTTTTTCTATTCCGTAAATATTCCTAAAAAAATAAACAGATATTATCAATTTATAGTAAGAGCAACTGATGGCTATTTCTATGAAGATAGGAAATTTAAAATCTATCTAGTTGGTGACGATCACTTAAGAGCTGATACTACGCTAATACAAGCAGGTACTAATTTCTATAGGGCAGATACGACTTATCTAAGGAAACCAATATGGTTGACTCCAAACTATCTCGGAACTAGGAGAGCTAACAATTACGTAACTATTCCAACATCAGTTTATGTTTCAGATAGCATCGTTGGAGTTGTAACTTATCTATTAGATAGGACTAACGAAGACGGTTCTCCAAGTGTCTTACCGTTGGGATTAGAACTTGATAATCAAACCGGAGTTATCTACGGAGCATTACCTTATCAAGCAGCAGTAACAAATACTAGTGTCTTTACTATACGAGCCTATCGCTATGATCCAATCAAGGCAATCACAGTAGATACTCCAAGGACATTTACACTAGATATTATTGGCGATCTAAAGCACGGTATACAGTTTACTACTAGCGGAGATTTGGGTACTATTAATGCAGGATTAGTAAGCAATCTAAGCGTATCTGCATATAGTTTAGTAACAAGCACTGTGATAATATATTCTCTAGTTAGAGGAAAATTACCGCCAGGATTAACACTATTCAATGACGGAACTATACAGGGAAAAGTTAATCAGTTTTCTAATAGCAAGGGATTAGGATTAACAACTGTAGATATGTCAAACACTACGTTTGATAACGGAACTACGACTGTAGATAGGCAATTTGTCTTTACTGTTAAGGCACAGGATCAACTGGGATTAAGTGCTGCAACTAAGATATTCAGTGTTAAAGTATTAACACCATATAGTTTAGAATATAGTAACATTTTTGTAAAACCTTTCCTAAATTCAACAACACGATTAAACGTATTATCATTCTTAAACAATATCAATATTTTTACTCCCAATCTAATATACCGTCCAACTGATTCTAGTTTTGGAATACAAACAAGTCTCAGGATGTTAATATATCCAGGAATTGAAACTGTCGATGCTGGAAAGTATGTTGCTGCATTTGGACGTAGTTATAAAAAACAATTTAGGCTAGGTGATGTTAAGAAAGCAGTAGCAAAACTTCCTGGAACAAATACTGTAGTATACGAAGTCATTTATATAGAAGTATTTGATAATCAAGAAAACGGAACTGATTCAATAAAGAGCATTATTGATGTTAATACTAGAAGATATCCTATCACAGTAAATCAAGGACGGCGTGATCCAATTGATGGTAGTTTTGGTTCTAATAAAAACGCTGTTGAAGGTATTGATGCTTATAGAAGATTACGATTACCTGATAGGGCTATGAGCGCAGACTACAATGGACAGTATGTTAGTGATAACAACAAATCTACAATATTTGGAAATAGTGTAACTAATATGAGGAATAACATTAGTAATATTGGTGAAACCGAAAGAGATTACTTACCTTTATGGATGAGGACACCGCAGACGTTTAGCGGAACAGTTTTGAGTTTTGTTAATGCTATTCCAATATGTTTTTGTGTTCCTGGAGGAGCTGATACAATCCTATTGAATATAAAACATAGCGGGTTTGATTTTAAACAGATAAACTACACAATAGACAGGGCCATTATTGACAGTGTCATAGGGTATGCAAGTGATAAATACCTAATGTTCCCAGCAAGAGAGGTTATAAATGGTTAGCCAAATAAATTATAGCAGTATAGACGAAACTTATCCAATCGCAGGAAAGGATAACGATAGTCAGGGTTTTAGAGATAACTTTGGTTATATCAAGAATGGTTTAGAAATTGCCCAGGGAGAAATTACTGCTTTACAGAATAATTCAGCTTCAACTTCTGAGGATAATAATTTTAACAATAATCAAATTAGCAGTGCTGTATTTCGTAACAATAGCGATTTATATTTTGATGGTGGAACAACAACAGATACTACAACATTAGTTTCATATGAGAATGGTCCATATCAAAAATTTACCATTGCTAATACAACAACATTAAATCTATCATTTCCAACAACTGCATCTCAGGTTTATAAGATGAGAATTGAATTATGGGGTCTAGATGATCCATCACCATATGCAGTAGGATTTAGTGGAAGCAGTGCAAATATTATTACCAATAATACTCCTAATCCGATCTATATCACAGGTACTGTGCTTTCTAGGAGCTTTGATGTATGGACTTTTGACGCAGGTGACAATATCTACATATATGAAGTTGGAAATTATGATAGCTATTACGAAGACACCGAAGGTACTACTGTTAACTACAGCAACGGACGATATCAAAAGTTCACAGTTGGAAGTAATTTACTGTTTAGTGTAGGGGGTTTTCCTCCCTACGGTACTCTAGGAAAAATAACACTAGAACTGTTTTCTGCTAATAATCAAAGCAAAACGTTAACATTTACTGCTAAGACCAACGACCCGGTTCCTGTAAATGGTGTCATTAAAAAGAACTTCAATACAAATTTTACTGTTACAAGCAGCACTAATCCAACTGTCTATGAATTTTGGTCACACGATGGCGGCATGACAGTATTTGCAAGTACACTGGGGCAGTTTATCTAATGCATCCATTTGCTCCCGATATGGATGGATTATCCGATCAAGAATTAGACAATAAAATAATGGATCTAAGTAAAAAATATTTCCAGGCGATACGATTTAGTCCTAGTATTTCACAACAAATCGTGTTACTATTAGAGAGTTACAAGTCTGAGCAGCAAAGAAGATTTTCTGCAAAGTATGCTAAATCTAAAATAGATGGAGATGATGAACTTGATGAACTTATCAGGGTCGACTAGCACAAACGCACAAGTAGTATCTAATAAAGTAAATTGCATGGTTTATGTAGATAACAGTCTAATCATAAACAAATATAAAATCAAAGTTGGGTTTTATTGTGTAAACGAAAACCCAGTTTTAAATGAGATGGCTCTAGATCAGATAGAAATTTTCTTTAGCCTGCTAATGAGCAATTCCATTATAATCAGCAAAGATTCTTATGAATCTCTAAAAGATTTTCCGTTGAATAATTTCTTTATGACACATAAGACTCCGGATGATCAAACTATCGCTAGTATGATCCTCTTTAAGTTGATCAATATCGTTGGTGATAATTTAGATATTGAGTATGTGTCATTGTCGAGCACATCTGGAGATAAGATCCGTTATACCATAAGCACAGAATCTGGAGAGCCTGCGATCCTGTTGCCATCAAACGAAACTTGGTGGGGTGATAAGAACAACAAATTTGAGCCATGGTGGATGAGGAATGATACAGCAACATACGATAAGGTATTCAATCGAGACAAGATTTACACGGGTGATTTTTCCTGGGAAGAAATGTTCAAGGATGATCTAAAAGAAGCTGCTAATTTCGATGCTCCAAAGGATGTAAAGAAGGGATTCAAACTAATCCCCGGTGGTAAAGATGCAGATTGATACTTTAGGTAGGATTACATTTTCGACTAAAGATCTCATAGAAGAGATCTATAAAGGAAATGTGGATAAATTATCTAAAGCAACTGTAGCTGCCGATGATGATCTCGTAAAGTATCTCGAACTTATTAACGAACAAAATTTTACCGATTGGCCTATTCCTCTGCTGGACGACACTAGCGATTTAGATATTGAGACGTTTGACTCGTCAAATCAACATAGTTGGTTAATGCCTGGTGAATGTAAGGTTTATTCGATTGCGCCCTATCTATTGAGCTTATGTCAGACAGCAGAGGAAACCGATAGGGTTAAATTGGAACTAGAACTGTTTGAAGAACATAAAATGCTAGACCTCTTGTGTTATCTAAAGTTTTTAGTTGACACGATGCGTTCAAATAATATATTATGGGGAGTAGGTAGAGGATCAAGTGTTGCTAGCTATTGCCTATTCCTTTTGGGAATACATAAGATCGATTCGCTTAAATATAATTTAGATATAAGAGAATTCTTAAGATAGGAGAATAAAAATGGCACTTAGACAACAATATAGATCTATGCAGGGAAAGGTTGTAGATTTAGGACAACTAATCTCAAAGAACGAACTAACACCAGCTGTTGGAAATGCGCGAGTTAACGCTCGTGGAGACGAACTCGGACCCGGTGGAAAGATAGTGCGTACTAAGGAAGAAATCATGGCTGAGTACTATCGCAACAAGAGTAACTCATTACCTGATGCTGTACCAAATAGAGCTAGGACAGTTACAAAGCAGATAGAGTCTGTAAATCCAACTCCGGTACCTACACATACTGCTATTCCAGCAGTTAACGATCTATCTCCTGACGAATTGGATTTTAACGATCCAGAACCAATTCCCGCAGCTGATATTACTAAGAGGAAAAGGACTACTTAATATATGACAAACGAATCTAATACAACAATTTTAGTAACACCAGTAAAAGACTGTGTAATTGCTAGTGATATGTATTTTGGTGATTTGAGAACTACGTTTGGGATCATTATCCCAAACGACGACGGTAAGAGTTACGGAATCAAACCGCGATGGGGTAAGGTTCATTCAGTTGGGCCAGCACAACAAGATATTAAACCTGGAGATTGGATTCTAGTTGAACACGGGCGGTGGTCAAGAGGTGTAGACCTTGAAATGCCTGATGGTTCAAAAATAAACTTGCGTAAGATAGATAATAATGCTATACTCTTAATTAGTGATGAACAGCCTTCCGATGCATACGTTGCAGGAGAAAAGCTGTTAGATCTTAAAACTAATTAAGAGGAATTAATGTCAAAGAAGATTGATCTAAATCGTTATTCAGAATTCGTTAGAGATGTAACTAGCGATAATTCAAACAAGCTAGAAGCACTAATATTACAAATGCGAGAGCTCGATGGAGAACTCGGAGTAAACATTGCGCTTCTATTAACAGCAGGAGTTGGACTCGCTAGCGAAACTGGCGAGTTCAACGAAATTATCAAGAAGATGCTGTTCCAAGGTAAGCCCCTCACTGAAGAAAATCGTTTCCATATGATGCGCGAACTAGGCGACATTATGTGGTACTGGACTAATGCTTGTCGTGCCTTAGGATACGATCCTAATGAGGTCATTACAGAAAATGTACGCAAGCTAGAAGCACGTTATCCTGGGGGAACGTTTGATGCCCACTATAGCGAAAATCGTAAAGAAGGAGACTTATAATGGGTATGGAATTTTCAAGAATTAATAATTACATAGATAAAATTCTAATTACAGATGATATATTAGAAATAGGGTCTGATAGAGGTGAAGGTAGTACTGCTGTCTTGGGAAAGATAGCATATGATGCTAATAAAATACTACATTCAGTTGATATGAATCAAGAACTTATTACAGACAATATGCAAAAATATGTTGCTGATCCTATTAAATTTTATAATTTAAAGGGAGAAGATTTCCTAGATCAAAATAGTCATTTAAAGTTTAGCGTAGTATTGCTAGATAATTTTGATTGGATTTGGAACCCGTTGGATATACCCGACTGGATTGAAAATCAAATATCTGATTATAAGAATAATTATGATCTAGAAATGAACAATCTTAATAGCCAAAAAACACACTTGATGCAAAGTATTAAATTAACAAATATGCTTGCCGATCAATGTATTATTATTTGCGACGACACTTGGTTTATATACGAACAAGGTATATTTAGTGGAAAGTGTGGAGCAGCTATTCCCTACTTAATAAGCTTAGGGTTTTCTTTTTATCACGAACCTTGGGGCGTTATCTTAATAAGAGCAGGAAAATCGTAAGTGAGCGGACCGTATACAATACAAAAGACAACACTTAGTAGAGAAGCACCTGATGTTTATAACAAGGAAACTAAGAAGATGAATTTTTTACAGCGTTGGTTTGATCGCAAGTGTCGAGAGTCTTGGGAACGTGCCCAAAATATGCCTTGTAATCCCGTTAGACTTACATCAGTTGAAGATCCGGGCATTAATTCAATCGAAGGATTGCAGATACGTTTGTACGGAGCTACAGGTGGTCAGATCGTAGAATTCCGCAAATATGATAGACAAAAAGATCGTACTGACTGTAAAATGTATGTTATAAACTCTGAAAAGAACTTCAGTGAAGAGCTAGCTAAGATTGTAAGCTTGGAGATGTTACGTTGACAGATGATCAAGCTATAGAAAATGCCTATTTACGGATGCAAGAAGTATCAATAGAATTAGCATCAGATAATTCTATTTCTATACTGGCTATTGCTGGAGTTATGATAGCACAAGCATTAACAATTTATAGGACTGCGTTTTCTCCTGAAGAGTATGAGAAGATATGCGAAACTATATACGAGTCAAGAGACCAGGTTAAGAAGATAACAGTACCAAGGACAGTATTACAATGAAAGAACTTTGGGTAGAAAAATATCGTCCAAATAAAGTTGAGGATTATGTTTTTCGTGACGAAAATCAAAAATCTCAAATTGAACAGTGGATTAAGGACAAATCAATTCCGCATCTATTGTTAAGCGGCAGTCCGGGCATTGGTAAGACAACTCTTGCTAAAATGTTGCTAAACGAAATGGGCATTAATGATTTTGATGTTCTAGTAGCTAACGGATCTAAAGAAGGTCGTAGGATTGAATGGGTTGACAAGGTTATTAACTTCTGTCAGATAATTCCCTTTGGTCCGTTTAAGGTTGTTCTAATTGACGAAGCTGATTATCTCAATCCAAACTCAACACAACCTGCATTACGCAACTTAATGGAAGATTACAGTCATAGTGTTCGTTTTATTATGACTTGCAATTATCCTAACAAAATTATTCCTGCATTACATAGTCGCTGTCAAGGGTTCCATATTGAAACAGTTGATAAGGAAGAGTTTACAGCCCGTGTAGCAACTATCCTAATTAACGAAAATGTTGAGATTGATCTCGATACACTAGACACTTATGTTAAGGCAACATATCCGGATATGCGCAAGTGTATCAATCTAGTACAAATGAATTCGGGCGGAGGTAAACTATTTCCTCCGGACAAGGGAGATAAGTCTCAATCTGATTGGCGACTTGCTATGGTACAGTTGTTTAAGCAAGGAAAGATTAGTGATGCTAGGAAGCTAGTCTGTAAGAATGCCCGTCCAGAAGAAATGGAAGAAATTTATCGTTGGCTTTACGATAATTTGGAATTAATTAGCGCAGATGAATCTATACAAGACAAAGCTGTATTGATTATCAAACAGGGATTAGTAGATCATAACAGTGTAGCTGATGCTGAGATTAATCTAGCGGCTACACTGATACGAATCGCTAACTTAGTTTAGTCGCCATATATTTCCAATATCTCTTTGACTGCTGGATGTCGTTCGATATCCTTTTGTCCAAAGTTGACTATGTCAACATGCTTGAGATTTCCGTTGGTATTTTTGAGACGGTTGATAAATTCTATCAACCCGTTATCTTCTAAACGATCAGCTTGCCTTAGATCGCCTGTAATAACCATGCGACTGTTTTCGCCTATGCGAGTTAACAACATTTTCATTTGATTTGGAGTGGCATTTTGCATTTCATCTGCTAATATAAAAGAGTTCTTAAAAGTCCTTCCTCTCATATATGCTAAGGGACTTACTTCTATTATGCCTTCTAGTAACATATTTTGGATTTCTTTAGCATAATAATATTCTGCAAACACATCAAATATCGGACGTGTCCAAGGTTCCATTTTTTTCTCGAGAGTTCCTGGTAAGAAACCGTGTTGTTCATCAACACTAACTGCGGGTCTAGTAACGATTATTTTGTCTATCTCTCCTTCTTTTAATAACTTAACAGCGGTCTGTGTAGCCAATAGAGTTTTACCTGTACCAGCCGGACCTACTGCGAATATCATAGTTTTTGTGGGATCTTGTAGTTTGAGGAAATAAGTTTCTTGTGATCTATTTCTAGGAATTATCTTTACATGAGTTTTTTTCTTTGGTTGATACTCTTGAAAATTTATTACATTATCATTGAAACGCTGAGATTGTTGCTTTTTTGTAGCTCGTTGTCTAGACAAATGCTATGCTCCTTCTTGTTGGAAGGACACTTGCCCAAAACCGAGGACTCATATCCCTCACAATTATTTAAGGCAGATCACAAAATCATAACTGGTTATAATGTGTTTTTAGTCGATAAATACTTTCACAAGAGAGAACCAGAATGCATGACGAAATTGACATAATCAAAAACATTTCTACTATCTATGATAGCAATAA